CCCCCACGCCCAGCCCCGTGGAGTTGAGGGTCATTTGGAGGTTTGCTCCGTTCGTCAAAAACAAAAGGTTGTTTTCCGAACGAATACCGAAATCGGATGTGGCTCCACTTGCTCCGATAGCTGAGGCTTTTCCAAGAAATCCGGTAAATGTACCGTCATTCATTACGGTGTAGTTTCCGTTGATTCGGAACTTTTCACCAAACGATTGAGTGGTTGCACCAATACCAACGAAATCCAACGAACTAACGACCTTCAACGTGTTCGTATCCACCGTCAGATCGCCGGTGATGGTGGCGGAGGCGAGGGTGGCGGTGCCGCCTGCGCCGAGGATCTGGTTGCTGGTGATCTTCTTGGTGGTGCCGGATGCCGCCATGGTCGTGTCGGAGACATCGACAATGGGCAGGACGTCCACCGCTGGATCGACGGTCGTGATCGCCGTCAGGGCTGTAATCTTGGTGTCAGGCATGGGTCAGTTGGATTGGATTTGAAGTTTGAAGCTGTCCTCTTGGAGCAGGAAATCGTTGTTCTCCAGGTCGAGATGGTCTGCGGTTCCAAAGGTGAAAACGATCTTGCTGGCGTCTTCCTGCAGAACAAAAAAGTTGTCCTCCTGAAGCAGGTCTCGGCGCAGGACGGGAAGGTCGGTCGTGCTGTCGCCAGACAGCCTTTCCCGATTGATTCCGATGCCGAGAGCCGAGCGCATATCAGGAGCGTCCGAGGGTCACTTGGACGGTGCCAGACGCGAGCTGGAACGCGGAGATGATGCCGCGGATCTGGAAGCCGGCCGGGAAGGTGGTTGCGGAATTGTACCCGCTCATATTCTCGCCGGTCACCGACACAAACACGGTCGGTGTCACACATTCGATGGCGGCGTAGGCTCCCGTCTGGGTCGAGGTTGACGACGTGATGAAACTGCCGTGCCTCCCCATGGAGTACTCGGTCGAGATGTCAGCTTGTAGGGCCATGGTTCTGGGATTCGGAAGGGGGCCTTGGCCGTATTACCAAGGCCCCCAGGGTTGGAACTATCCTTTACGAACTTTCGGTGCTAAGGCTCCCTGTATCCACAGGATGAGCTTGCCTCCCTCGGGGACGGTCGCGGTGTTGAAATTGTCGCGTTGGAGAGTCGCGTCAATTTCGGGACCAGAAACGAGCTTGGTTTTGCCGTTCTTGTCCACCGAGATGGTTGTGGCGATTCTCATGGGTCAGCCGATTAGGCGGTGATGAGAACTTCGGCCTGCGTGGTGTCGCCGGCGGCGGCGCCGAACATGATGTCGTAGGACGCCATGTGGCTGCGGGTGGCGCGGCTGTACCAGACCGAAAGCAGGGCGGACAGACCGTTGGAGGTCGTCACGGTGCGCTGCTCGATGAACTCGCCGGCAACCATGCCGACCGGGAGGCCGGCGGCGATGGCGATGGCATCAGGGCCGCAGACGAAGCCGGCCGCGTTGGTCTCGGCGCCGGTCCAGCGGTTGTTCTCGGCGATGACGTCGAAGCCGAAGCGACCGTTGTTGAGCGGGCCGTATCGGCTGTCGGGCATCGCCACGGTGCCGGCAGCGGCGGTGGTGAGACCGGAGAACTGGATCCGGGCGATGTGGCCACCGTCGAGGATCAGGTTCTTGGAGCGGTAATTCTTCGCGGCCGCGAGGATCGCCGGCAGGTCGCTGGAGTCGAAGTTGGCCGCGGTGCCAATCGTGATCGCCGTGCCGAAATTGGCGGCGGTCATGATCGCGGTGAGTTTGTCGCTGATGCCGTAGGCGAACAGGTCGGCGGAACCGGCGGCGAGGTCGGCGAGGCTGAAGCCCTGGTTGAGCTCCTGCTGGGTCACCGTGAAGTTTTTGCTGATCTGGTCGACCGTCACCGAGGTGGCGGCGAGCGTCGAGTCGTTGTTCGTCTCCCAGTTGGTGGGATTCGTCTGGGCGGCGGTGCCGGTGGTGTACCGCTTGACGCGGACAACGGACAGCGGGCGCAGGTTGTCCAGGCCGACGTTGCGGCTGAAGGCGTTGACGAGGGCCAAGCGGGTCGGGGCAACGGTGATGAGCGCGTCGGCCAGATAGTCGACCACCAGCGTCGAGGTGAACGTGTTGGCGTTCTGCGGCGCGTGGATCGAAGCCTGCCGCAGAAGCTCGGCGTGGTTCTGGATGAGGAAGTCACGACGCTGGGCGCCGGCCTGCATCTTTCGGTGGGCCTCGATCAGAGGGTTGCCGAGGTTCTCGATGCGCGGCGAAATCGGCTCGGGGGCCGGCGCGGCGGTCGGAGCCTTGGCCGAGATGGCGGCGGCAACGGCCTTAGCGACGATGGCCTCGATGTCGATGGCGGTAGGGGCGACAGGAGCCGGCGCAGCGGGAGCAGCCGGCACCACGGGATCAGGGGTCTTGGTTTCCATGTTGTGTGGTGTCTGTGATGTCGGCGCGGTGTTCGCGCCATCGGCGACAGCGTTGGTGCTGCCGGTCGAAAGTTTGGAGAGGGCCGCAGTCACCCATGCGCGGGCGGCGTTGGCCTGCATGGCGGGCTGCTTTTCGGTGATCGAATCAGCCAAGCCAAAGTCGATTGCTTCGGCGGACGTAAACCACGTTTCCGCCTTCATGGCCGCACGGATTGCCGATGCGGTCTTGCCGGTTTTCTTCTCGTAGACTCCGGCGAGGATGGCCGCGTGCTGGTCGAGGGCGTCGGCCATCTTCCGCATGTCCTCGGACGTGCCTGCCGCAAGACCGGACGGGTCGTGAATCATCATCAAGGCGGCGTCCGCGATTTCCACGGTGTCGCCAGCAAGCGCGATGATCGAAGCGATGGAAGCCGCAACGCCGACAACCTTAGTTGTCACCGGGGCCTGCCGACCGCGCAGCATGTTGTAGATGGCCAAGCCGTCCCAGACGTTGCCGCCCGGGCTGTTGATCTCGACGTTGAGCGGACCAGGCCCGACCGCTTGCAGGGTTTCCGCAAACGACTTTGCCGTGACACCGGAATTGCTGAACCAGTCTTCGCCGATCTGGTCGAAGATTTGGATGTTGGCCGGCTCGTTGGCAGCGGCTCGCGGGCTGTAGGACAACCAGTTGGTTACCTTGGTCATTTCTTCTTTCTCCGGTTCCGTTTGGGTTTTGCGGCCGAGGCGGTAGGCGCAGGGGTCGGGGGCATCATGTCCTCGGGTTCCTCGACCTCGACCTCCTCGGCTTCGGCCGGCTCCGGGGCAATCGGGAGCTTCTGGGCTCGGCTGATTTCCGAGACATCGACATCGTATTTTTCGGCAAGCTCGTGGATGAACTTGGCCTGCTGCGCCTTGGCCTCCAGCGCGGACCGCCAGTCGATGCCGCGGGCGCCATAGACTTCGTCGTAGGTCGTGACGCCGGCCTCAAGCTCGGCAAGCTGGGCGGCGGAATTGCGGCCGACGTCCACGTTGGGTGCGCGGGGCGCTTGGATGGCCACCTCGTACCAGTCGTCCGGTGAATCCTTGAGCGTCGGATCCACGCGGATGGCGTATTCCATCACGTATTCCCAGATCCGGCGGGCGGCGGACGCCATGACCGCATGACGAGCGCGGAACCAGACCGCCGACATATCCAAGGCCCCGCGGTAGACCGTGCCCTGCATCGACTCGGGATAGACCAAGACGTATGGGATCCCGACACCGGCGCAGACCTTTTCGGTCAACTGGCGCCAGTAGTCGCGCATGTTGACCGACGGCCTGTCAGACATGAACTGTTCGAACTCGTCGCCGGACTTCAGCACCTTGACCTGGGCGCCGAAGACGTTTTCGTAGTAGGTCTGGGCGCTTCCCTGAGACCCTCCAACGCCAGACCGGAGGCTGGTTGCCTGCACCTCGCCGGACGACGTCTTGACGACCTGGGCAACGCTGGACGCCAGCTTGCAGGATTCCATCTCCAGCTTCTGGAGGTCGTCGAGATCGTGCAGGTCGTTGATGACCGGCGCCACAAATGGCAGGCCGCGCAGTTGGTTTGCGCGCTGCGGTTCGTAGATGTGGACGATTGAGTCGGCCGAGATCGGGCGAATGTCGGTCAACTCACCTTGCTTCTGCTCCTGCCCGACGTAGTAGGTCAGAGCCCGGCCGGTCCGTTGGTCAAACCGGACGCCGTCGAAGATGTCAGGAGAGTTTTCCTGGCCGGTCGGCGTCGAGATTTGCTGCGGCTCGACAAGTTGCAGGCGCGGACGCCCGGACTCGCCCTTGGTCAACAACAAGAACGACTCGCCGTCGTAAAACCAGCCGCGTGCCGCCAGCGACATCAGAGTCCCGAAAGACTGCCGGGAGCCGATGTCGGGATACCGGCACCAGACGTCCCACCACTTCTTGGCCCGCAGGTTCCAAGCGGGATCCGACGAGGCAGGCTGAACCGAGAAGTTGCTCCCGACCGTGTAGGACTCGAAAAGGTCGCCCAGGCGGTTCATCACCGCGTTGTTCTGCTCAAAGAATCGAGACTTGCGAACGATGGCCTGCCGAGTCCAAGACGACACGTCGAACCGGGCGGACGTGTAGGACGTGTCGAGGTAGGAACGCCGCAGGCTGTTGCCGGCGCCCTCGTATCGGTCGACAGGCGCGGACCGGAACTTCGACAGGATGGAAGTGAATAGGCCCATCAGGTCATCTTGGTTCCGATGTAGGCCTCGCGGCGGAACTGCGAGAAGTCACCGCCGTATGACGTCACCGCGATCAGCACGGTGGACATCATCTTGTTGTAAATCTGGGTATCGGTCGGGCTGGCAATGCCTTCCTGCACCAGGAACGCGACGGCGAGGTCGTAATCGTTGAGCAGCGACTCCCACATCTCGACCATCTCGGACGGGGTCGGGGCGCCCTTGCCGGGCTCGGCAAACTCGACGGAGACGTCAGCCGAAGACGTCGACCGGACAACTTGTCCGTTTGCGATTGCCGCAGCGGCTTCGGTTGATTTTGCCACCAGCGCGGCAAGCAGGGTCGTGCCCGTCAACGCAGCGTAAACGCTGCGGAGGAACGCCCGCTTGGTTGCGACGGTGTAGGTAATCACCGGCGCGGATCGTAGCCCACAGGACCCGATCTTGAAGCGGCAGATCAGCCCTGCGTCAACTCACCGGAAAATCCCGACAGCTCATTCCAGAGCATCACCATGGCCAGTTGCATGATCTCGCAATCGTGCAGGTGGTCCGGCCATTTCTGGTTGCGCTTCATCCAGACGTGCTTGATGCGCCCAGCCCGGTTTGCCACCGGCCGCAGGACATGGGAGTCGAGATGCCGCCAGTACGTCTCGGGGTCGGCAAGATAGCTTCCCTCGGCCTGCACGCTGGGCGGGCTCTGGTGGATGCCCCAGTCGCGGTCGATGTCCCCCTTTCGGAGCCTCGACAGGATTTCCCGAAGATGCTCGGTGTCGAAGATCAGGAGCGGCTGCACCACGTCGGTCCGCATGGATGACGACGTCGACAACCCGAACGGATGAACGGCTCCCGTCTTGGCCGTGAACCGTGCCCCGTTTTCGCGGCCCTTCATCGGAAGCCAACCGATGACCATGGGCTTGCGAAGTCCTCCCTCGGGCGGATACCGAAGGCCAGAAGGAAACGTGATCGGGCTGTTGGTAATATCCGAAAACGACGCGCACGCATCGTAGACGACCTGCGTGTTGAAGCCCGAGTCGATGCCCACGTCCATGTCATGAACTCCAAGCGCAACCTGCACGCGCCGAAGGGCCGCAAAGTCGTCGGCGTGGCCCGCGGCAACCAGCGTTGAGTTGCCGTCCTTCCATTCGCGGCAGACCCACCACAGGAACGGCGCCACAGCCTGCACGTCTGCGGTCAGATAGCGCCGGCCACCCTCAACGCTGACGGCGCTGCTGGTCTCCGACCTCTCGGGCTGGAGGTCTTGTTGCTCCCACGGCTCGGCAAGGTTGCCGTTGATGAAGCCCTGAAGCCCCATCATCGACCCCTTTGCTTCCAGAAACTGGACGGCCAGAGCGCCCCAGGTGCACTTGCGATCCGGGGAATAGAGGCTGGACAGATGGTAGGACCGGACGCCGGGCAGGGCTCCGGGATTCTCGGGGCGCCACTCACCGTGGCGTAGCGCGGCGACCTTCTGGGCGTCGGAAATCTTACCCTTGCAGAGCTGGCAAACGTAGCGGGCAGAGGCACGGATCTTCGGGAGGTCGTGGCGCCCGTCCTCGGTGCGGATGTCGGACCATTCGACCTGCCGCCATTCCAGCTTGATGAACTCCCGACAGTTTGGACACGGAAGGTAGAACCGCCGCTGGTCGCCTCGGAGAAACCGTTGCCAGATCCGGCCCTCGACCACGGTGGGCGTCGAGGTCATGAAGGCCTTGGAGCTGGAGAATGCCTTGAGGCGCTGCTCGGCTAGGTCGAGCGCGTCGGCCTCCTTTGCCGTTGCGTCGGCGAACTTGTCCACCTCGTCGGCGATCAGCACCCGGACGGGGCGGCTGGCGAGGTTGGCCGGGCTGTTGGATCCGACGAAGGTGAGCGTCGAGCGGGTGAAGTGCTGTTCCAGATTCGTGATCTGGTCCTTGTCTGCAGGGAAGTGCCCAAGCATGGCCGGCGAGTCCTCCAGCATCGGCATCCACCTCGACTTGGAGAACGACCGGGCCAGGTTTTCCGTCGGCATCAGCCACAGCGCCGGGCTCGGCTCTTGGTCGATGAGCCACGCCAGCCCGACCATCAAGGTTGTGGTCTTGCTGGTCTGCGATCCCCAGCACAGCGTCACCTCGGAAACGCCCGGGTGCTTCCAGCATTCCAGCGGCTCCCGGACGTAAGGACGGACAGACGTCGAGAACGGCCCCGGATGCTCGGTCTGGCGGGCCGTGAACCGAAGGTTTGACTCCGCCCACTCGACGACCGTCTGGCGCTGGGCCGGCCTGTAAAGGCTTCGCCGGAACTCGACGAGATCGCGCTGGAGGTCGGTCAGCATCGTTCAGCCTTCTTGCCGGTGAAATCCTCCCAACGCTTTACGATGACGTCGCAATACTTGGGATCAAGCTCCATCAGACGGGCTTTGCGACTAAGACGCTCACAAGCGATTGCGGTGGTTCCAGAGCCTCCAAAGAGATCAAGAACCACGTCATTTGCTTTGCTGCTATTTGAGATCTGGTATTCGAATAGCTCGACAGGCTTCATTGTTGGATGCTCTCCGTTTCGAGATGGCTTATCAAAAGAAACTATCGTTGTCTGTTTTCTGTCTGAACCCCAAAAGTGTCCGGCACCTGTTTTCCACCCATATAAACATGGCTCATGTATAAAGTGGTAATCTTTGCGTCCTAAAACGAGTGATGATTTCTTCCAAATGACCATTTGCGAAAGTTTCCACCCTACATCTGAAATTGCTCCAGAAAAGTTTGAAGTTTCCACATCTGCAAACCAAATATAGAACACCGCACCTTCACGCATCACAGAGTTTGCTGTGGAATAAACGTCTCGAAGAAATTGCCGAAATTCATCTTTGCCCATTGAATCATTGAGAATTGTCAGCTTTTCATCTGTGCCACCCTCGTAGGAGACGTTATAAGGAGGGTCAGTGATCAGAAGGTCGGCCTGTTCGTCACCCATCAATCGTTTGGCACTGTCGATGTTGGTTGAGTCGCCGCACATCAGCCGGTGGTTCCCTAGAATCCAAACATCTCCAAGCTTTGTGATCGGCTCGACTGGAACTTCTGGAGTCTGGTCTGGATCGGTTTCTCCTTCGACAACCTCCGGTTCGAGCAACTCGGCAAGCTCCTCGTCCGAGAATCCTGTGAGGCCCATGTCGAAACCATCTTCCTGCAAAGACTCCAGTTCAGACCGCAACATCTGGTCGTCCCATCCAGCATTGAGAGCCAGCTTGTTGTCGGCGATGACGTAGGCTCGGACTTGAGCGGGCGTCAGGTGCCCGAGGCGGATGCACGGGACGGCCTCAATTCCAAGCTTCCGAGCGGCCATCACCCGGCCGTGCCCCGCGACGATGGTGCCTCTGGCGTCAATCAGCACCGGGTTGGTCCAGCCAAACTCCATTATTGAGGCAGCAATCTGGGCGACCTGTTCCGGCGAGTGAGTGCGACTGTTGGTGGCGTATGGGATCAGGTCGTCGACCTTGATCTCCTCAATGGTTTTTGATGTTTGGTTCATTTCCAAGGATTTGTTGAATGCAGCGTGGCAAGGGCGACCTCCTGCACCCAGCGGTCGAGCTCACGTTCGCAATGCTCGGGATCGTGCGGTGCGATGCGACCGGACAACTGTTTCGGCATGGTCCGCAGGAGTTGCGCCACGGCGCCGTCGTGGTCAGTCATCACCTTCCGCACCCAGTCACCGGAGACGAGCTTCTTCTCTCGCTCGGCGAGGTCGAGGACTTCCTGCTGCGCTTGGGTGAGGTTCCGGGCGGCTTGCGCATGGATTGACACAAGGCGTCCGGCATCAGGTTGACCCGCCTTCAGGGACCGGACAGCAAGCGCATAAGCAGCACGCTCGATCTGCCGCTGGCGCTCGTAGGCACCATGCGGGCTATCCTCGGCAACCGATGCATGGGCGGGTTGACCCTCGGCGTCCGGTGGCCGGTACGGGCCCGGGGATTCCGGCGCCGGCAGGTTCATCACCTTCCCCTTGGCCGACATCCCGCGCCATGCGTCTGCCGCTTCCTTGGAGGTCAACGGCATCCCCTTCTTTACAAGCTGGGACACCCGCCCCGCGGTCAACCCGGCGTGGATGGCGTAGTCGCGTTGGGTAATCATCGGATCGACTGAGGGAGATCCTGCGGGTTGGTCGTGGCCAGATCGGTGAGCCCCTTCTGGATGGTCTCCTTCGT